TCAGGGTCGAACGCGGCGCACTCGTAGTACCGCTGGCCGGGCGAGTGGTCGGTGCCAGCCGGTGGCGGGCGCCGCTTGAGCGCCTCGGCGCGGCTGATCCGCCGCCAGTTCTTCAGGACGAACGGGGCGCTCGGGCCGCCCTGCTCGCGGACCTGCTTCTTCGTGAGCATGAGGGTGACCGGGTCGCAGCAGTCCCCGCAGCGGGCACAGTCGGTCATGCGGCCGACAGCTTGCGCATGTCGCACCACCGCCAGCCGGGGATGCCGAAGCTCTTGCACTGCTTGCTGGTGCAGCGGAGCCAGCCACACGTCGGGCTCCAGCAGTGCCGCTTGAGCGTGTCCTCCCCGCAGGACGGGCAGACGGTCACCTGGCTGGCATCGGGCGGCATCTACTCTTCCAGCTCGTCGGCGCCGACCGGGACCGGCTCGCCGGTCAGGCCCATCTCCGAGGCCAGATACGGGACGACCGCGCAGCGGCACAGCGGATGCGTGGGCGGCTCTCCGGCGGGGAATGCCTGGTCGAGCGGGATCGGCCCGGCCGACTCGTTGCTGGCGCACAGGTCGCAGACCCGCGGGTCTTCGGCGGTGATGACCGCCTTGCCGGCCACGCTGTTGGCCCGGTAGGTCTCCATCGCCGCGGTGATCATCGCTCGGGCGGTCTCGGTGTTGGCGATCATCCCGGCCCGGTCCACGTCCAGCAGGTCGCGGATGTCCCGGGCGAGCTCGTCGACCGAGGCGCCCCGTTCCGCGCCGGCTGCGAGGGTGTCGCCGAGCCGGTTCAGGTAGCCGTCCCGGATGCTCTTGATCGTGACACCGGCACGGGCCAGCAGCCCGTCCAGGCCAGGCGAACCGCCGCTGGCGAGGAGCCTGGCCAGGTCGGGGTCGCCGGGCCGCCACGCCGTCCAGGTGACGCTGCCGCTCAAGGTGGCGGTGGCGTGGACGCCAAGCCGGTCGAGGGTGACCACGGCGGCGTGGTCCCCCGCCGCGTACGCGTCGATGTAGAGCTGCCGGAGCACGCCGACGAGTGCGGCGGTGTCCGCCGTGGCGAGCTGCTGGTGCGCGAAGCTCCGCCCGGTCGCCCGCCCTGCGGGACTGGCGGCCTTGGTGATGCCGTGGACCCGCAGGAACTCAGTCGCCAGCGAGCGCGGATCGCCAATCCACGCCGCCAGCGCCCGCCGGAGCAGCGGCGTGTAGTGGCTGGCGATCTCCAGGTCGAACTTCCAGCCCGGCCAGTCCTCCACCTCCGCCGGCCGGCGTGCCCCGCCCTGCGGGGCTCCCGCTTTTCCCACGTCGGCGACGAGCGTCTTGACCAGCTCCCGGTCGCCGGCCGCGCCGGCCTGGTTGAGCGCCGCGGCGGTCGCCTGGTCGACGTGGGCGAAGGTGAAGTCCTGCCAGGCCTTCCCGTTCTTGACCCGTTGGCGGACGACCTCGGCGAACTTGCGGGCCTCCGCCCGGGCCGGCCCGTCGGCCGCCGCACCTTCGGGCCGGCCCGGAGGCGGAGACTTCTCTCCAGACTGTCCTGTCGCCTGGTCGTCCTGACCTGCACCGTTCCCATTCTGACCCGGATTCTGTCCACCCGGCTGTCCCGCGCCGGGCAGCACCGGGACCGGCTCCGGTTCGCTCGCGCCCTCCAGGAACGTCACCCCACCACCGGTCACGATGAACGGCATGTCCGCCTCGGGGAAGTCGTACAGCGGCCGGGACAGCGCCGCCTGCACCCCGTTGAGGGTGGTCGAGCCGTTGCGGAGGTCCAGGTCCCGCGCCCGCGCCTGATTCAGCTCGTCCTCGACCTCAAGCCCCTGGAACGAGAAGGTCAGGTCCGTGGGCATCTGGAGGTAGGTGGTGGACAGGTTATTGAGAATCGACACGAGCCAGCCGGTCAGCGGCTTGATCGCCTTCCGGTAGGTAGTGTTCTCCTCGCCCTCCTGATGGCCTTTCCCGCCGAGGCCGTGGCGGGGTGGGAAGCCGACTTCGGTCGGCATCACGTCGAAGTGGAGGCAGAGCAGCCGGATCAGGAACTCGTCGAAATCCGGCCGGTACATCTCCTCGAACTGCTTCATCTCGACCGGGTCGAAGCCCTTGTTGAGCAGCTTCGCGCGGAGCCGTTCGGCGTTCTGCCCGACCAGCTCGTCGTTCAGGACGCTCTCGTAGGCGCGAAGATTGTCAGGGGAGTAGTCCGAGTCGGTCCTCATCCACGTCCTCGGGGTGGTGCCCTCGTCGTACTCGTCGCCGAGCCACTTCTGCCGCTTCGCATACAACGCGCCGGCCATCAGCGCCTGCTCCGTGTTCGACAGGCCGTAGGGGGTGTGCGTGCGGCGGACCCTAGGGCGGTAGACGAGCTGGTCGGCGGCGTACTCCCCATCGACCAGCAACGCGTCGCTGGCGGTGAACTCCCCGCGTGGGAACCCGTAGAGGATCTGCTGATAGGCGGGCGCCGGGGGCATCGGCCGGCCGCCACGATGATCCAGGAGCGGCTTGATCGTGGAGCCGTCCAGGATCTCCAACGCGAACAGGTCACCACCCCGCGTGAAACGCGGGTAGATGGTGAGCGCGTCGAGGACGAAGTGCTCCTCGAGCGCCATCGCGAGCCAGTCGTCCCACCCGTCAAGGTTCACCGGGTCGGGCTGCTGCCAGAAGCGGACCAGCCGCTCAATGTCGCCCTCGTACTTGTCCCGCAAGGTGCGGGCGGCGCGGGCCTCGTTCTTCTCGTCGGTGGCGGCCATCACCCGGTCGAGCGCCTTCTGGGAGATGGTCACATCCCAGTCGATCGACACGAGCTCGCTCTTTCGCAGCTCGATGCAGCGGCGGACCATGTCGATCCGGTCGGCGAAGTCGCGGAGGACCTGCCATTCCAGCAGCCGGCCGTAGCTCCGGGAGGTGTGCAGGTTCCACGAGACCGGGTACTCGTAGCGGCGTGGCTCGGCCCGGTCGCCACCGGGCCGGCGGGGGTCGATCGGCGCCGGGTAGAGGGGCTGGCCGGGGCCGAACGCGACCGTGTCGGTCGGTGACCGTGGCAGCGCCGCGTCGGGGACACCCTGCGCGCCAGGGGCGGTCAGGCTGCTCGCCGGCACGCTGCTGGCCGAGGTGCCGGCGGGGAGCGCGCCGAGGCCGGGCACGCTCGCCTTGAGCAGGGTGGCGACCTGCTCGGCGAGCTGGGCGGCCGGGGGCTGCCTGCGGCGCAGACGGAAACGAGCCATTACCGGCCAGCCTCCGAGATCCAGTAGTGGCCGAGACGGTCGCGGCAGCGGTGGCGCATCTGCCGCCAGGTGCCATCGGCATCACAGTTCACGCAGCGCCAGCGGATCCGCCGCAGGCGCAGCGGAAGACGGCGGCGCGGTTGGAAGCGGGGCATGCTACTCCCGGTTGGGCTTGTAGCCGATGGTGCGCTCCGGCTTGGCGCGGACGACCTTAGCGAGCCTGCCGTCCGGGCCGAGGATCCGGCCGACCTCGGGATTGTCGTCCACGGTGAGAGTCGGCGCGGCGGGCTCAATGTACCGGCCAGCCCAGTAGTGGCCAGCTTCCGGCGGCTGGTCACACATCGGCGGGCTGGTGGGTCTCGCAGGCGAACACCGGGACCGTGTCCCCCGCCATCACGCCGGCCCACTCGTCGGAGATCGTGGCGACCTGCGCGGCCGTGGCCTCGTCGGTGATCGGGTAGGCCCACTGGACGGCGGCGGGCTGGGCGCAGCCGGTGGCGGCGTTGCAGAGCCAGGTGGCCAAGTCCTGGTGACGTGGCGCAGCCGGCGGCCCGACCGTCATGCGGCACCACCCTGCGGGTCGCTGGTGCCGGCCAGCGGCGCTGCGGCTTCCGGCTGCGCTTTGCCGAGCCACAGCTCCAGCTCGTCCAGCTTGGTCAGCGCGAGCGACCGCTCGCGGGTGTGGGCGAACTCGGCGGTGATCGCGCCGCGCAGCTCGCCGGCCAGCTTGACCGCGAGCGGCGGGCGGGACTGGATCGACCAGGACCCGTCGGGCTGCAGGGTGCAGGCGTGGCCGCCCATCGTCTCGTAGTAGGTGTGGCAGCGAGGGCACTGGACGATCATGCGCCGGCCTGCTTCCGTCCCTCGATGACCAGCGCGAGATGATCGACGATCTGCTCCAGCGCCGACGTGCTATAGCGGAACCAGTCGATTTCCGGCGGGACCGGGCACTGGTGTTGAGCGATGCTGCTCAGCGCGCGATCGGTCCACGCTGCACCGCAGCGAGAGCAGGTGGCGGTGAATTGCGTCCTGGCAGTGGCGGTCATGCGAGGTTCCTTTCCTCGGTGAGCTGCCTGCCGCACTTCGCGCAGGTCGGCGTGTCGCGCTTGTTGGGGGTGCCGCAGGTCGGGCAGGGTGGCGCGAGCGCTGCCAGGTACGACGCCGCGGACGAGTGTTCCATCAGCTCCGACAGGGCCCACACCAGCGCGTCCATCCGGTCCGGCGACTCGCCACTGTCGGGAAGCCACGCGCACATCTGGTCTTCGAGCCGGTCGAAGCTGCCGACATGGTGGACGCGGCCCTGCTCGTACAGCGCGGCGATCGGCTCCGCCCTGATGCGCTTGCCTCTGGTTGCGGTGACCTTGAGGAACGGCACCGTCGGCCGGACGGTCCGCAACGTCGCTTCGACCATGTCGCCGCCGTTGTTCGCCTCGGCGACGACCCGGTCGGCCTTGTGATCGTCCAACGCGAGCACCGCCCGCTCCGCCCACCCCTTCGGCGTGTACCGGCCGGACCGGTCCGCGAGCACGTAGGCGTGGCCGTCGATGCCCCTGGCTGCGACGACGATGCCGGTCTCATCCGAGTCCTCACCGGAGGTCACGGCCGGGTCGATCGCCACCACGACGCGGACGAGCTCCGGCGCTGCGGCGGCGCGGAGCTCGTCGATCCTGGCGGCCTGCCACAGCGCGCCTTCCACGTCCTCCAGCAGTTCGGCCTGGAGCTCTTGGCGGCCGATCCTGGTGCCCTCGTATTGGGCGAGGATCTCCTCGCGGAAGGTGGGGGCGAGGTTGGCGAGGTTGTCGTACGTCGACCCGGTGGTCAGATGCACGTCGGGGCGGCGCCCTCGGCGGCGGTCGCCCTTGACGAACAGGAGGTCCTTGATGAGCTGGACCGGTTTCGGCGTGCCGGTCAGCACGACGCGGGGGTGCTGGCCGAGGCGGAGACCGAACATCAGGTTCGACCAGGTCGTGTCCTTCCCGATGCCCTGGTTGGCGTCCTGCCATTCGGCGGGCTCGTCACCCCACGCGTAATGATGCTGCGGCCCCCGGAGCCGCCCTGGGCGTTCCGAGGTGAAGACCTTGAGGCGGGAGCCGTTCTCGAGGTACAGCTCGCCGAGGCTCCGGTTCCACGCCGTCTCGATCGAGCCGCCACGGATCAGCGACGGCGGCAGGATCGACAGCAGGCCGGATTCGCCTTCGACCATCGTGTCGCGGCCGTCCGGCCAGGTCGCCGCGATCAGCGCACCCCTGGAGGCGGGCATGCCCAGGGCCTGCTGTTTGGCCCACTGCGCGCCGCTCCTCGTCTTCCCGAAGCCACGACCGGCGAGGATCAGCCAGATCAGCCAGCCGTCGCCTGCTGGTGGCCGCTGCGCCGGCCTCGCCAGCGTCTCCCACGGATCAGGTGGCAGCGCCGCCAGGGTCTGCTGTGCGAGGTCGACGCGGAGCGTGCGGTAGCGGCGGAGGTGGTCAAGCCTCTGCCGGAGCTGTTCCAGCTCGTCCGGCGAGCTCGGCTTCGAGGTGGCGGATCTCGGCGTCGATCGCGTCAATCGTCATGACCTCATGCTTGGTCGGCGCGTCCAGGCCGAGGAGCCTTGCGCGGCGTTCCATGATCGACAGGCACCGCTCGACCGCCCACCCGCTGCCTTGCATCGCCTTCGGCCACATCGCGGTGAGCAGCGCATCGAGGCGGACGACCTCCAGGTGCCGGACCTCCTCGGCGGCAGGCACCGGGATGCGCTCAAGCGCCCGATGGTAGATCCGGCTGACCATGCGGTCGCTGATGCCGAGCCGGTCGGCGATCTGGACGAAGTTCGCGCCACCCTTGGACAGCTCAAGGACCTGCCGCTCGCGCTCGCGGGCCTGCAGCATCGTCTCTTGCTTGGTGGGCAACCGAACCCCTCCTGGGCGAACCCTCAGGCGGTGAAGTCGTGCGGTTCGCCGGTCCGCTCGAGGATCGGCTTGACGCCGGTGTGCTCCTGGTAGCGGCGGCACGCCACGTCCACGTACTGCGGGGCGATCTCCAGGGCGTAGCAGCGACGGTCCACGCTGTGCGCGGCGACGATGGTCGAGCCGGACCCGGCGAACGGGTCGTAGGCGAGCCCGTGTGGCGGGCAGGAGTTGGCGAGGCCGCGGGCGACCAGCTCGACGGGCTTCATGGTCGGGTGGTCTTCGGAGCGCTTCGGTCGGGGAACCTCGAACACGCTGGTCTGGGTGTGATCGCCGTACCAGCCATGACCGCCGCGGCCACGGCGTCCCTCGCCGGCGGTGTAGCCGTAGAGGATCGGCTCGTGACGGTAGTGGTAGTCGGCGTGGCCGAGGACCATCTGGTCCTTCACCCACACGAGGATCTGGTGCAGGCGCCAGCCGGCCTCGACGAACGCCTGGCTGAAGAGCAGACCTTGCGCACCCGCCGGGTGCGCAAGGTAGACAGCGGCGCCAGGCTGGAGGGCGCTGGTGGTGGTGGCGAACGAGTCGCGTAGAAGTCGCGGCAGGCCGGCGGCCTCGTCGTTGTCCAGGGTCTTGCCACCCCGCGCGAGCCGTTCGGCTGGGGTCAGCGCGTGCGAGCCGCCGACGATCTCCACCCCATACGGCGGGTCGGTCCACATGCAGTCGCCCCGCTCCCCCGCCATGATCCGCGCCACGTCCTCGGGCTTGGTCGCGTCGCCGCACAGCAGCCGGTGTGGGCCGAGCAGCCACAGATCACCCGGCCGGCTGATCGGCTCGGCGGGTGGTTCGGGGATGGCGTCGGGGTCGGTGAGCGCTGGCGCGCCGGCGGCCTGGTCGGCGAGGGCCTGCAAGGCGGCGAGCGCGTCCTGGTCGTAGCCGGTCCCCTCAAGGTCGGGGAGGCCGTCCAGGAGCGCGAGCAGCGCGCCATCGTCGTAGCCGCCAAGATCCGAGGCGCGGTTGTCGACCGCGACGATCCTGGCGGCCTCCTCCGGAGTCACGTCGACCATCGTGGCGGCGATCTCCGTCCAGCCTTCGAGCTCGGCGGCCTCGTGGGTGCCGTTCCCGGCGAGGACCTGCATGGTCCGCCGGTTCACCACGATCGGCCTGTATTGGCCGTTGCGGCGAAGGCTGGCGCGGAGCACGTCGAGGTTGTGGGTGCGTGGGTTCCCCGGGTAGCGCCGCACCGAGCCGATCGGGACGACGAAGTCGGCGAGCGTGTCGGGGATCACAGCGGCTCCTGGGCATGCGAAAAGCCCCACCGTGGGGGGGCGGTGGGGCCTCGCAGAGACGGGTGTTGCGACTGCCCGGGAGTGTGACACTCCCCCGGTGACTGCCGCAACCCTCGGGCTGGCTAGGCGCGGGCAAGCTACGTAGATCACGCAGTTTTCATATGGTGGAAGTTGGTCGTATCCTGCCGTCCGCGTCAATTTTGCCCAACGTGGGGGAGGTTGCGGTGACGGTGGTGAAGTGGGGGCGGGCGTGGTGGCAGGTGCAGCGGGACGTGACGTTGCTCGTCGAGATCGTCCGTGGCCTGGTCGTCAACCAGGAGATCGGCGTCGGTGAGCTACGCGCGCTCAAGCAGCGGGTCGACCAGGGCGGCGGGGAACCACCACCGGGCGGGCAGGTGATCCCGCTCCGCCGTGCCCGCCAGCAGCAGCAGTCATGGCGGCGGATCGAGCTGAGCGCCGCGGCGGTGCTGCTCGTCGGGATGGTCATCGGGTTGGGAACGGTCGCAGGGCCGGGTGGCCGCCCACCGGCCGCGCAGGCCGCCGGGACGCTACCCGGCCCGCAGATGCCGCATGGCCGCCCGGCCAGCAGCACCGGCAGGGCAGGAGCGGGAGCGGGAGCTCCGAGATGGAACGGGAAGGGCCAGCAGGCCCGGCCGGGCGGAACGACCAGTAGCACCGCGGCGAACAGTCCGGCGGCTACGACCCAGACCGGTCCTGTCGCCGTGCCGGCGGACGTGGTAGCGCCGCCGACCAGCGTGCCAGCCGGTGCTCCGGCGACGACTTCGACGACCCTGCCCGACGTGACGACCACGACGCTGCTGCCGCCGGTGACGACGCTGTGCCTGCCGGACCAGAAGCACGACTGCAAGCCTGACGACTGACCCGGCGCCACCCCACTACCAGCAGCGTCGCCACGCCGAGCGCACCGGTCCGGCGGCCGGTGAACGCGGCGGCGAGCTGGTGGACCAGCCGGTGGCAGCCGTCGCAGAGCGCGACCAGGTCGCTGGGACGTTCGTAGCCGAGCCTGCGATACGTGACGTGGTGCGCCTCCAGCGGCCGGCGGCGACGGCATGCCTGGCAGCAGCCTCCTGCGCGGCGTAGGCATGCCGAGCGGGCCTTGCTGTAGCGCCACGCCTCGCTGGCGATGTACGCCTGGTAGTGGCCGGCGGGGATCCTCACCGGTGCGCCCCGTACAGCAGCGCGGCGACCAGCAGGATCGTCGCGCACCAGCCGGTCAGCTTGAGCAGCTTGATCGGGTGGCGGATCGCCCACCAGACCAGCCGGAACGCCAGGCCGAGCGTGCTCACGGATGATGCTTGGTCGTCAGCGCGATGATGAAGTCGAACACCGGGGCGACAACCGTGCCGTGCGCCATGTAGCCCCAGGTGCCGACCAGCAGCCACTCGATCCACGTCAAGCCCTCTTTGCGGTGCGCGCTGACCTTGAGCAGGATCAGCGCCAAAGTGAGCAGCAGAAACAGGCTCAGCGTGACCATCCGATCAGCCTCCTTTCTGGGCGTCGTTTCGGCCACCGTTCCGGGTGCTGTTTCGACGCGCGGCGTCGGGGCTGCGAGTAGCGGCAGGCGACGGCGCGCTGGTCGGCTGAGACGCGCTGGCCGGCGGAGGCGGAGGCGGCAGCGCGCCAGCGCTGCCGGCCGAAGCCGGAGCCGATGGGGCGCGCGTCGAGGCCGATAGGGCGCGCGCCGGAGCGGGCGCGCCGAGCAGCCCCGACGCCGCGCGTCCCGTGCCGAGCAGCGTGAGCAGCCGCTCGGGGGGGCAGTGGTACGCCTGGACGATCCGGGTCGTGTTCCCGGCGACGACGACCCGGCCGGCCAGGGGGCGGCCTTCGGGGTCGAGGGGGAGCAGCGCGGCTTCGGGGAGGCCGAGCATGTTCGCGCCGGTCGGTTCCTGCCAGCCGGAGATACGGGCGACGAAGTTCTGCCGCAGTTCGGTCGGGACGACCTGATGGTTGAGCTGCTGCCCCGCGATGACGATGTGGACGCCGGCCTCCCGGCCGAGGCGGAGCAGCGAGCCGAGGACGGTCAGGAACTCGTCGAGCTGTTTGCGGGCCTTGAAGATGAGTGCCAGCTCGGTCGCTTCCTCGAGGAGCACGAACGCGTGGCCGCGGCGGGCGACCACGCCGGCCATGGTCTGCTCGCAGCGCTGGTCCCGTTCGGTGTACCGCTGCTGCATGTCGTCGTGGACGGCGAGCAGCAGCTCCAGGTACGCGTCGAGGTTGGCGGGGTCGGCGACGATCCGGCGGACCCTCGGATGCTCCCGGAGTTCGGCGGCGAGCTGCCCGACGAACGTGGACCGTTTGGCGTCGGCGAGCCACAGGTCCGCCTGGCCGGCGGCGATGGCGTGGTAGACAAGTCCGTACAGCAGGCCTGATTTGCCGGTGCCGGTCGCTCCGGCGACGGCGAGGTGTCCCTGGTCGAGCGCGACGCGGGCCTGGTCGAGCCGGCCGGCGTAGTCGCGGTGCACCCCGATCGGGAACCGCCACGGGTCGGCGGGATGGTCGAGGCTGGTCGGGTAGTCGACCGAGGTGGGGAGGGGTGGGGCGAGGGTGAGGGTGGCCCAGCGCCTGCCGGGTGGGTGGGTGACGACCCATTCGCTTGCGGTGAAGTGTTCCAGCTTGTCGGCGAACCGGTGCCAGTAGTCCACGCGGGGCACGGTCGGCGGGGGGATCTGGTAGGGGACGCGGAGGCGGAGCGTTTTCGCGCCGAGCAGGAACGGGAGCCAGATGAGGCGGATGGTGCCGTGGTCGTGGAAGTTGAAGCTACGGGCGACCCGGTATGCGCGCCACACGTGCCGGATCCGGTGCCGGCGGATAGCCGCGAGGGCGAGTAGGGCGAGTGTGGCCGCGGCAGCGATGCCACGACCGGAGGGGAGGCTGGCCGTGGTGAGGTATGCCGCAGCTGCGGCGAGGAGCCAGCGGAGCGGGCGGTGGGAGCGGGCACGTGCAGGCGAGGGGGTGCTCCCCGCAGGTCGGGCACCGCGGCGCGAGCGCACTCATCGCCTCCATGCGGGGGCACGGCCTTGGGCGGCAAGCTGGGCCTGGCAGCTCCAGCAAGGACCGCTGAGGGGGAGGAAGGCGCTGCAGCGGCGGCAGCGCTGCCTTCGCCACAGCCATCGGATTCTCATGACGCTCGCTCCTCGTGTCGAGTGCGGGCGGCCCGGCGGATGTTCTCCGCCTTCGTGACCGGCTCCAAGTGGTCCGGGTTGACGCAGGCCGGCACGCGGCAAAGGTGGTCGAGCGTCAGGCCCTCGGGGATCGGGCCGACCAGCAGCTCGTAGGCGTACCGGTGGGCGTAGACGGTGCGATCGTGCAGGAGCGCGAACGTGGGATACCCGCGGTCGTTGAGGTCGCCCGTCCAGAGCCAGCAGCCAGCGGCCTTCTGGACTCGGACCCAGAAGCGGGCTTCGGTATCGCCCTGCGGCTTGAGGACAGTCTGCGGATCGCCGTGGCGGCGCCAGCGGTAGTAGTGCATCCAGCACCAGCCACGGCCAGCGCCGCCCGGCTTCTCGCAGCCCTGAATCGCGCAGGGAGCGGTGTCGACCATGTGCGGGTTACTCGTCGCTGCCGGTGCCGCGCTTGTTGCCGAGCCGCTTGCCGATGCGGCTGGCGACGAACGCGCAGATGCGCTCCTGCGCGTCCACGTCGAGCGCGAGCACGGAACCGAGCGCGTCGACCTCGGGGTCGCCGTTGGCGATGGGCGCGCCACGCTGCGGCTGGTAGGGGCGCGTGCTCGGCACGCTGCCGGCGGGTTTGCCGTCGGTGACGGCGGCGTCGGAAACTGCGGTCATGGCGGGCGCCTCCTGGTTGGGCGTTTGCCAAGGGGCCGGGGGGAGCTGATACTCCCCCCGCGCCCCGCCTCGGGTTACCGGTTACACTCTACCAAACGCTGCCGGACGATAGCGAGCCTGAATGCGCGATCCAGACGAACTTCTGACGCCGAAAGAGCTCGCGGACTATCTCCGGATCAGCGAGTCGAGCCTGCGCCGGTGGCGCATGGAAGGGCGAGGGCCGGCGGTGACGTGGCTCAGCGCCCGTCGGGCCCGCTACCGGTGGCTGGACGTGCAGAAGTGGCTGGCCCGGTCGGGTCGGAAACCCGGCGGCGGGTAGCCCGGCGGCGGCGCATCTGCGCCTGGACGTGGAGCGCCTGCGTGTAGTCGTACATGGTCCGGCCGTGCTGGTCGGTTCCCTGACGGGTGAGTTTGCCGCGGGTGGCCCATTGGCGGATCAGCTCGGGGGTGACACCGAGCGCGACGGCGAGGGCTGGCCCGTCGAGGAGGACCGGATCCTGGGGCACGCGCGCAGGCTAACCAAACGCCTGTTCGAGTAGGTCACGGCGAGGTCACGAGCGCCTATCAGGCGCGGATGGGGGCGGCCGGGCGGCCGGGGACCAGCATCGGCGCGGTCCGGTCGGGACTGCTGCCGCGGGGCAGCCACGTGCCCGGCTTGCCGTGCCGGCTGGGCGCGAAGGCGCAGTCGTACGGGGTCGCGTGGCGGCTCATCGAGTGGCAGGTGACCGTGACCACGTGGGCCGGCGGGGGCGGTTGGTGGCGGAGGTTGTCGATGGTCCGGTGCTGCCAGGCTAGCGCGAAGAACACTGCGAAGACGGCGAGGGCGGTGGCGGCGAGTCCGGCTGCGGTTTTCATGCTGGCGCTCCGAAGGTGAGCTGCTGGTGCAGGAGCCGGTTCGACCAGATGACTTCGGTGCCCCACTTCGCGGGGCGGCCGTTCCCGTTGCCGGTGGGGACCATGACTGTCCGGTCGACCCGGAACCAGTCGTCGTACAGCTCGTCGTAGAGGGCGCCGGGGTAGCCGGACAGCAGAACGGTTCCCTTGCAGGCGTGCAGAGTCTGGGCGAGCGCGCGATGGTCGGCGGGGTCGGACTGGTCGATGCGGTAGTCGGTGCCCCTACGCTTGGTCCGTAGCGACCGGACCGCGTGGACGTAGGGCGGGTCGACGTAGTAACAGGTGGCCGGGTGGTCGTGCTTGGCAATCACCTCGAGCGCTGGCCGGTTGTCGATCTGGACGGCCTGGAGGCGGGCTGCAGCTGCGGCGAACCGGTCGACGTAGCGGGCGAACTTGTGGGCGTGGTCGCTGCCGCCGCCTGAGTCGGCGGCGCGGGCGACAGCCCAGCCGGTGTTGCGTGGGGTGTGGGAGATGCTGGCGTTGACGCGGACGAACCAGCGGCGCGCCCGCTCAACCGGGTCCAGGGTCGGGTCGAGCTGGCAGGCGTCGTACTCCTCGCGAGCATAGGGGGTGAGCAGGCAGGCGCGTTCCAGCTCGTCGTAGCGGTCGCGGAGCACCCGGAAGAAGTTGACGACCTCACCGTCGAGGTCGTTGACGATCTCGGTGTGGCTTGGCGGTTTGGCGAACAGGACCGCGCCGGAGCCGAAGAATGGTTCGACGTAGGTGCGGTGGCTGCGTGGGAGCATGCTGGCGATCCAGGGGGCGAGGCGGCTCTTGCCGCCGAGGTAGGAGGTCGGCGCTCTCACTGCTCTCTCCCCAGCTCGGCGAGCGCGGCGATCTGGCGTTCGTGCTCGGGGCAGTGACGCTTCCCCTGCCGCCACTCGTAGTCGTCGATTGGCCGGCCGCAGGCGCGCTCCACGAACGGCTCGACGGTCATGTCCCAATACAGCGACTGGCACACGCCCCGGATCTGGGCGGGGCGCAGGTGGCCGGTGCCGCCGCAGCGGGGGCACGGGAGCCGGTCGGAAGGGATCTCGACGGTCATGCGGCGTCGCCTTGGGGGAGGCCGGCGGCTTGGCCGAGCCGGTCGGTGACGGCGTCGACCTGGGCGGCATGCTCAGGCCAGTCGTGGAGCACCTGACGGTCACAGAGCATGCATGCGGGTCGCTTGACACCGACGGCGTTGACGACGGTCGGGCCGCCCCAGGTGAGCTTGAACTCCTGGGTGCTCACTGGCCGGCGTCCTTGAGGAAGTCCTCGATCGTGATGGCGGGGTCGTAGACGACCGGCCTGCCGTCCGGCCAGCGGTCCGGCCGGAGGTCGTGCTCGTCGGCGAGATGCTTGAAGTACCAGCGACCGTCGCGGCTGTCCGCGATCTCCAGCGGCGGATCATGGAGCAGGCAGACGGCCATCAGAACGGCCCCGAGTTGCCGGGCGAGTGGACACCAGGAAGATCGTCGTCCGAGTCGTCGTCCTCGTCCTCGCCGTCGTCGTCGTCGTCGTCGGACGCGCCGAGGGCGAGCTGGCTGGTGCCGACGCCGAGGAGGCGGCGGGCGCTCCACGACTCGATGGGCAGGGGCGGCTGGTCGAGACGGGCAGCCGCGCGGGCGGTCTCCTCGTCGACGTACTCGATCGAGTAGACCGCGGCGGGGTTGTAGTCGATCGTGCGGGCCTGCTTGCCGTCCTGGGCGGGGATGTGTAGGCGAAGGAAGTCCTCGCCGGCGATCTTGACCTCGCTGACGTGGCCGGCGGCGGTCTGCCTGCCGAACAGGTCAAGCTTGGCCCAAGCGTCGAGGGCCTCGGCGGTCGGGTCGGTGGTGGTCATGCGCTCTCTCCTTGGTCGATGGTCTGGTCGGCGGCGGCAAGCAACGCAGCCAGTTCGAGCCAGCCGGCCCGGTCCCGCCATACCGGCGCGTTGCCGTCGGGGGTGCGGCACTCGGGGTTGGCGCAGCGGATGACGCCTCGGGCGGCGTTGTGGTGCAGCGACCAGCAGCGGCAGAACGGACACGCATCGTGCATGCGGCCCCACGGCTGCGACCAGCCGAGGACCAGGCGGAGCCGGCCGTTGAGCTGGAGGGTCTGCCATTCGGCCTGTTCGATCAGGTCGTGGACGCCGACGTTGATCGGGACGGGCGGGTCGCGGTGGCTGCCGAGGCGGACGTGTGGGCCGGTTCCGTTGGGGAGGCTGGCTTTCGCGGTGATGTAGAGGCGTGGCTGCTCGTTGAGCGCGCGGAGCACGTCGGAGCGGGGCAGCAGCGGGTCCTGCTCGCGACGGGCGCTCACTGGTTCGCTTCCAGCCAGGTGATCGGCGCCCAGCCGAGCGGGAGATCGTCGCTGTCGTGGTCGTGGTAGTACGCCTCGCCATGGCCGGCGCCGGTCCAGGCGACGATCTCCATCGCTTCGGTGGCGACTGCGTCGGCTTCGCGGAGCAGATCGTCGGCGAGGCTCGGGTCGGCGCCTGGGCGGATCTCGTCTGCTGCTTCGCGGAGGAGCCGGGCGCGCCGGTTGAGCCGGGTCACATGGGTGTCGGGGTCGTCGTAGCAGCTCACTGGTCCTCCCGGATCAGCTCGGCGAACAGGTGTAGCGGGAGGACGACGTAGGCTTCGCCGATCGGCTTGTTCCGCCGCTTGAGAATGCCGGCGTACTGGCTGGTGCCGTCGTTGGCGGATTCGTCGCGGGCCTCGTTCATCATGCCGGCGAGATCCATCTCCTTGAGGGCCTTGGTTTCCAGCGTCCAGCCGATCACCCCGGCGATGTCGCCGCGGTCCTTCCGGCCGTTCTTGACGCGCCGCTCGGCGTACGGGAAGCCATGCTCGGCCAGGAAGTCGGCCACGGCCTGCTCGAAGCGGGGGCCGGCGCGGTTGGTCATCTACAACACTCCCCCGGCAACCTTGACGGTGGGAACCTGGTCGTCGATGAATGCGGGCTGCCAGCGGCGCTGCTGCTCATGGTCGCGGCGCTTCTGCCGCTGGCGGGCCTTCTCGCTCGGCCCGGCAGTCCTGCCTTTGGCTTTGAGACTGCCGCGGTGGGGGCGGGGATTCTGGGGGGTC